TATTGTCTTGTATCCAGAAAATTGCGGTAGCGCTCTAGTAGCAGTATCCTTATAACAACCAACAAATTTAGGGGCTTCTGGAACAATTATTATTGTTGGCGGCAATACGATTGGTATAGGATCGGGTGATGGGGTGGATATACTGACTGGAGCTGGCATCTGAACTGGTATCAAGGTCTGCGTTGAAGTATCAGGAGGCGGAACATATGAAGATATAGGCGTAGATACTGGAACAGTAGATACTGGAACAGTAGGTTCCGGCGTCGACACCGATGTTGATACAGTCGCCGGTGAAGGTACTGAAGTGGGAGTAAACACAGATGTTATGGCATTTGCTATATTGGATAAAGTAGAAGGTGGTTCCGCTACGGGAGTTACTGATGCAGCCACTGGCTGTGGATTTTGCACTAATTGAGACGCAATTCCCGAAGGCGTGGTAGTCGTAACTACAGCGACGGAAGGAGTGTTATATTTTGCATGCAAACCAAAATAAACAGTAATTAGCAGTAAAACTACTACTATGATAATCGCGATGTAAGTAGATGTTTCCATTATAGTATATTACTGCAGAATTTCTATTTAGAAAAATATAAAATTGAAGAAATACCTACTACTATTCGACAATAATGAACAAACTTTTATCAAATGTTAATCATAAAGATATTTCTAAACGATTCATAATAAGTCATACTATAACCAATAATGATATAGCTGAACTAGCAGCTACATTTTCAGATGGTAATAGTGTCGATGACTTTGTAAGCACAGACACTGAAATTTCGTATAAACGACAGATAAACAAAAGGAAAGTGCCAAAATGCGAGGATTGTAATGTAGAAATGTATAAATCTTCAACTGAATACATTTGTGAAGAATGTGGAAAAGTCGAAGAAATAGTAGGTGGCAACATTGACATAGCCGAAAGAGGAAGCTCGGAGGGTATAGGAGATTATAATACTTCCAGCAACTCGGCGGCACCGGTAAGAATATCAGGTCCCGGCAGTTATGCATATCAAAAGAAGCTTATTAGTAGTACTTCTAATTATAAAAAACAGCAAAAGAAAAACACCATTAATCAAATATCGAATATCATGCGACAGTATGATGGTCCAAAATTAGCCCAAAATATAATAGAACAATCAGCTGACTTATATTATTTAGTACAGCAATTTTGTATCAAGAGAGGCGATGTAAGAATTGGAACTATGGCTGCGTGCGTGTATCGTATTTGTAAGGCTAGCGGACTGACTAGAAAGCCAAAAGAAATAGCAGAAATGTTCGGTATCCCGCAAGACGAACTATCTAATGGTGAAAAAATATTGGATGATTTATATGCAAAAGGATCTTTAGGCACTGCTAACGATTCTTTACTTGAAAATATTGATTACAATCCTTCTATGGGAATAGATCAGTATTACTTTCGGGAAGATAGTGTTAGAGATGCATATCTGTACAGATATTTCGAAGCATTATGTATTCCTGATACGTATTTAGATTTCGCCAAAAATTTGGTACGTTTTACCTGCAAATTTAAAATTGCTGATAGTAGTATTACTAGTAGCAAATGTGCCGGAACAATCTATATTTTGGCTATGAAATTGCCGCATTTGGAAATCAAACGCGATGATATAGAAAAATCTTGCAGTATCTCTAAAAGTACGTTTAGCAGGTTTTCTAAGGCTGTAATTGGTATGCTACATTCTACTAATCCAAACCACAAGAAGGTTAGGAGAAGGTTGAGACACTTGTTCAAAAAAAATGGAATACCAATTTCATAACTAAGATCGTAGTCTAGTAGGCACTCCATACATTGCGAATTTTTCCTCTTTAGAAGCTTCAAATTCATGTTCGTTTAACAATTTCCATATCCTATGTTCGCTGTCTTTTGGAAGGTTTGCTCTATAATATTCTTCACAAATTTTTTGATATTTTGGTGGATTATCTTTACATTTATTATACTGTCTAGCAGCTTCTCCGTTGAATGGACTGCTTGTATTGGGATCACCAAGTAAAGAAATAATAGAGTTGAATATAGTTTCTATATTATACATAGGGCTCCATGTGTCTTTTATAACATCGAGGCAAATAGAACCGCCGGGACTAATATTTGTATGGTAAATGGGGGTTTCGAATATAATATTTGGAGGATCTTTTGGGAACTGATATGGCTGATTAGAACCATACTTGAACTTTATTCTCAATATATGGATCTGATCCGCATAAGTACCTGATTTCACAACAAATTTGATGTACGCTGACAATTCTTCCCCGTATTTTCCTTCCGCATCAAATATGAAGTCAAAATCATCGCTGAGTATTCCCGCAGCAACTTCTTTCCAAATCCTCGCGTTCATTTCGCGATTATATTTGCAAAAAGTTTTTTCAATTTTGATTTTTTCTTCTTCTTTAACATGTATTTCGCTGAACAGCTATCTCAGGGTAGGGTGAATTTCTTTATAAATATTTTTTGTGAAAATTGAAATCAAGATTATAACATATCGAAAAGCTAAACTATGGAAGGAACTGACTGGACTAAAATTTTGGGTAAGATGCCAGCACTTGGTGCTCCGGCGGTTATTTCTGATGTTTGTAAAGCGTTCTATCAAGCAAGCTTGAAAAAGAAAGATGGCTTAGTAAATGATCGTAACTACGATCCTGAGAATAATCCTCTCGCTAATTGCGAAACTTTAGATCAATCTTTACACCCTAAGAAAGGGGATGATAAGTATACTTTCCGTGGCATTAAAAAGTCCAAGGATAAGGAAACCGGTATTGTTATTGAAGAACCAGCAGATATTCCTATGAAAAAGTTTATTACATTAACAGTTGAAGTTAAACTCTTCATCAAATTTATGTTATGTGCTTTGTTCAAAGAAGCTAAAGACTTCTATGTATCTCGCAAATATAAGTTCCCAGAAGAGGATAAATTAATGAGCGAATTAGTTGCTTACTCTAAAACTCATTCGGAGTATCCGGTGGTTCCATTTATTGTTAAGCTGCCTGAAATATACGGTATTAATCGTTACATCAAGGGTGGATACAATAGCGTAGAGAAGAAAATTAATGATAAAGTGAGACAATTCTTCAAAGGTGAAGACGAAAGGACTCCTGATTCTTGCTTAGGAGTTATCACTGATCATTTCGTAAAAGTATTAAATGTATTTGCATATGCTACTGCGGGTGTGATCTTTTCCTCTCGCAGAGCCATAAATATGGCCCTCATGTCAGGATTTATTAATATCTTTAATGATTTAGTAGGCCCTAAAGATGCTTTATCTACTGATACAATTATGATATTGGAAGAGTATATTAAAGAACATAAACCTGCTTCCAAGCCTAAGAAAGGTAAGAAAGACGAAGATGACGAAGAACCTGACGAAGAATCTGATGAAAAGCCTAAAAAGGGAAAGAAAACTCCTGCCAAGAGCACTTCTGGCAAAAGAGGACGTCCTTCTAGGAGCAAAAAAGAAAAGGAACCTAAAGAAGATGAAGGAGATGTCGACGAAATCGGCGGCGCTTTAGAAGATGCCGATGAATGGGAAGACGGCACAGAAGACTTTTAATCGTATCATGAAAAATTAAAACAATATTTTTTTTTCTTATAAACTTAACTAGTATATACATAAATATGGATAAGGTGCAAAAAAATATAAACGTATATACTGGTATTATTATAGTGCTACTTATTGTGATAATATCACTGGTATTTGTAAATTCATACGTGCACCATAATGCTACTTTAGAACACTTGCAAGGTTTATGGATAGCAGACGAAAAATTTTGCGAAGAGTCTGGCATAGACGGAATGATATTATATGTAGGAGAGAGTGAAGGCGGGTCGTGCGGTGCGTACATGATTATGCATTCCAATAACACGATCATAATGGAGAAAAAAATATCCATAGATATGTCCCGTATTCCGCAATTGATAATAGGGTTTCCTTCCATAGTAAGAAAGACCATAGAGTTAGTTGATTCAGATGCTGAAGATAACGACAAGCCAATAAATGCTTTACATGTGGAAAATATATCTGATGTGCACATCAGTAAAATAATGCCCCCTATATTAACAATGGAAATAGATATTGTTCATGGATGCATGTCATGGAAAGATGACGAAACAATATACGCAAAAATGTATAAAGATAATCAAGCGACAGCGTTTTCGTAAATGTATTTACGAAGATTGTGAATGTATTTACGAAGATTGTGAATGTATTTACGAAGATTGTGAATGTATTTACGAAAAATACAACTATTTTTTTGATATAAAAAAATATCACTATTAATTGCAGACTCATATTATGTTGTTTCATGTGAATAACATAATGCGAATGAGTCGATCATATTCTGTAATATCCTGAATTGTTATAATATTTCTAACCATGAGAAATATTATATAAATCCCTAGGGAAGGGAACCGCAGAGCCGAGGAGCATCTGTTGTTGTTTTTGATACGATTTATTATATGATTTGTGATATTCGCCAAGAAGACACGAATACACTTATTATTGCGTAATATCTATCAATTATAGAATAAAATTGGCCGAACTAGCCAACATTTGTTTCTTCAAATTTATGTGGAAGCAATATGAATGATCACACAAAAATATACCCATAGATTGATATTGGTTCGTATCAGTCTCGGTAAAATGGCTGACGTGATTTAACCAAATTTTAGCCAGTCATCGGATATATTTTTTCGTTCTGGGAAAACCATCAAATTCTTAGGTATTTTTTCATTCCTTCTAGTGCGGATGTATGTTTGTTTAGCTCTAGTTTCAAATTGATCCCGCCATTTCCTAGTTAATTTTTTATTAATATCTATGTTTTGCGTAAAATCGAATCCTTTTTCGAAATTCATTTCTTGACTCAAACGAATAAGCCACAGATAATCACTATTACACGCTTTCTTCCATCTTTTACATACAATAGAGCATCTTAATATCATCCCACCATGTAAATATGAAAAGATTTCTATTAAAATATCTTTTGGAAGCACTTTATTATAATATTTTATATCGTTCATTATATAATTTATTTTAATCAATAATTTGTTCTTTATATAATAAACTACGATAAAAATGGGCGCCTTTTTAGCAGCTCCTGCTGCGGTCAGTTTAGCTAGTCAAGCAGTTCCTACGGTAGGAAAAGTAGCAGAAAAAGCCATCGAGACGGCGCCTAGCGCCGTTACCGCTATAAGCGATGCGGCTTATAAAAATAAATTTTTAGAGACTAGTTCTCAATTCGTTACTAGCGCAGCTACCGGCACTACAAATGTAGCTAGTAAAGCCATATCATCAACGGCACACGCAACTTTTAGCATTGCCGAAAAAATGTTAATGGGTAGTATCATAGTAATGATATTGATTATATTAGTGGTAGGAGTATCGTTGTTAGTAAACCAAAATTGGAAGAGTGGTTTTGTATTCACATTATTTGGTGTAATAGGAGCAGCCGGTATGTACTTTTGGACAAAGAATCCCGCTACAGCCGATATTTTAGGAGAAAATGTGCAAGGTAGAGGAGAAGATGACGAACCAAATGTAGTTGAAATGAATATGGGATCATATGATGGTGGAGATGAAGTAGACCCGTCTATGATAGATGATGAAATAGATTTCGAAGAATTAGAAGGAGATATAGATTATCTCGAAATAGAAGAAGATAAAAAGAAGAAAAAAGTTAAATTTTCGGATGAAGTAAAAGGAGCCCATGAAGAAAACATGTCAAACGATTTGAAAAAATTAATCATGGTTATAAACGGAACTAATCCTGCTTCGGATTTGCGAGAAATAGAAACATCGATAGAGAATACCGGAAAAATCTTCGAGAGTAATTCTAAGGAGATAGTAGAGCTCATAGAAAAAACTATGGAAAAGAAAGGTGAGTTGATAACGCAATATCAAAATTTGAAAGAAGATGAGAAAAACGAAGTGAAACGCCTTCTCGGCGAGTTCAAAAAATTATCTTCGGAAGTGCGAGGATCGTCTCACGATTTAGAAGGTAAACTAGACGAATTGTCTGCGATCTTTTCTTGATCTTGATCGAGCTATTTTATGTCCTGGATCCATTGGTTTGATACCAGTTTTTTTTACCCATTTCGCAGCAGCTTCTTCGCGAAAATGTGAAAGATCTTTCTTGATCTTGTCAAGCGGTTCATCCTCATATTTTATAAATAGGTCCAAATTTCTGTCTAAGTTAGAAATTTGAGAATCGACCAACTTTTTTTCTATCTCGGACAATTTTTCTACGAATCTCCTAGGTATATCTGACATTGTAAATAATGCCGGCGAGCCCGCCTCTGTGTTTAGAAATCTAATATAATTCATAACGTTCATCAGTTTATCCATCTGAATCGGAGTTAGATTTTTTTTATAATCTATTCCAACGACATAAATTTCGGAATTAGCAGGCCTAGATGTTTCCGGCTTTACTATTTTTAACTGTTTGAAGCAATATGACATAATGTACAACATAGACACTGAGGAAGCCTCAAATAGAGTAAATTCTTTCAATATCATGGTACCGCCTTTGGATAGACACATCAATGCGCATATTAAATGTCCTAAATGCACTGGTATATTGATGCGCTCTTCTTCGTCAAAGTTGACATCTAATGGCACATATTTTACATCAGATGTCATAAAGTGTAAAGCCCCGCCGAATTTTTCCTTTACTTCTTGCGAGAAGGATATCAAATTAGCAGGCGACGTTATATCACCATCTCCATCAGCACCAAATATCCATCTGTCTGGGTACTGATTAATTAATCCGTACTGATCAGGCAAATAATGTGTATTATATTCTTGATCTCTATTTGATCCCCGCGCGTAATACAATTGGCGGTAACTGTTAGCCAACCATTCCCATTCTATACTGGGATACTCGGTGTGAAGCTTATGATTTATCGCAAGCATAAAATTGCCCGGCGCTTCAGCTATATGTAAAGATTTGAAGCCTCTGTTCTTTTTAGATTTATTCAATTTACTCAGCATGGGCTCTAAGAACACCATCAATTCGAACATTTTTAACCAGGCGTTTGTAACTACTTCTGCTCCATATCGTCTACTTAACAACCCATCATAGCCTCGAAGTTCGTCCATTGCTCTTACCAGATCGGTTATGGTGTCGAATTTTCTTCTCCTATCATTAGATCTAGATATTGGATCTATACGTCTCTTCGACTCATTCAATTCTTTTTTATATTTCGTCAGTTCTTCATATTTATAAACGTAATCTGAGAAATCCTTTTTCCAATTGCGAGGTAAGTTAACATCTTCCTCTTGGAATAATTCATCTTCTACACCACGATATTTGGGAGATAACCAGTTACTTACAGCTGGCAAAGTATTCACTCCAGAAAGATCGTAAACTAACATCTATAATAATAAAATTATATGTTCAACTTTTAAAAAATGAATATTCGGCACAATTTAATATGAAAATGTCATTACCAGTACTTCCAGTTGAAATTGTCGCAGAAATAGCACTTAACTATTCTTCTGGAGAAGTATTTCTCAACTTTCTACTATCTTGCAAAGAGATCAACTATCTTATTTCGCCATATATAAAAGAAATTATCTTTAAGCTGATAGAGAATAAAAGGAATGCGCTGAGGCCAGTAATATATAAAAAAATGGCCAAATTGTATGCAATGTCATCCAGATGGGAATACCTCTCCTGTTTTGAAGGTGCAGATCCTGTAATGGTATCATATCGGTTAATAGAGAATGATTACACTTTTATTAAAGTACGAGGGTGTGAAAAATATATTGGAAAGACATGTGATTTCAAGAAACATAAGGGGAATAGTTATCGGACATATTTTAGTGTCTTAGGCTATTCATCTGAAGTTGATAATGGTTGTTATAAAGTATGTGAATTTTGTAGACCAGCCAGCTCGTGGCGCGATCTATCCGTCAAAGAAATAGAAAGGTTTAAAGACTATTACAACAATTTGTAATATTTTTTAAAATTGACTTCCAAATCTATCTAATATAAAAATGTCATTACCGGTACTTCCAGTTGAAATTGTCGCAGAAATAGCGCTTAATACTCCTTCTGGGGAAGTATTTCTTAACTTTCTGCTATCTTGTAAGAAGATTAACGGTTTCATCTTTCCTCATATTAGAGAAGTAATACTAAGATTAGTTGAAATTAAAAGAAGAAACTCGAGATTACCGTTATATAATTACGTTAAATCTAAGGTAGAAACTAATAATAGAGTGAACTTATGTAAATGTCTTAATTGGGCTACTGTGGAGGATCTTTTCATAAGAGTTCGTCGATGCGCTAAATACATTGGAGCAGTTTGCGATAACAAAGGATATTTATGCGATGTAGATGGCAAAACACCATCGGATCCTGAAGATTGGGATTATAAGTGCCGAGATGGCAGTGAAGGAACTTATAAATTATGCGATGGATGTGGAATATGTATTATCTTAATAACACCATCTAGGAAAGAGATAGATCTAATATTTAACTGGATGAATTTAGATTAATCGTGCGAATTTTTTTTCCGATTATATTCATAAAAGTAGGATGTGTAAAATATATCGGTAAAAATAAAAATTGATATTATTCGTAGATATAGCCATGTCTCAGGATCTACCATCAGAGATTCTCTGCCAGATAGCTCTAGAAGCCATTTCAGGGGAAGATTTCGTTAACTGGTTATTATCTTGCAAACATATGAGGGAACTCTTAACTAGAGAAATAGGAAAAATGATACTAAAGCTAGTAGAAGTCAAGAGAAAAATGCTGAAAAATTTACTACGTGAGAAAATACTTGAAAAATACATGACAAATATATCGAAGAACAATTTCAATCACAAAACATACTCCAGAATATATGCTTACTCCAACATAGAGGGTGCTTTCAAATTTATATTCGTCCGCGGATGTAAACAATACATCAATTGTACATGCATGCATACAAAAAATAAAAATATGTATTTTAGTGTTTTAGATCATTGCTTTGGCACAAACAGCGGAGAAAAAGAAGGATGTGAAATTTCTTGCGGTCAATGTGGTAGTACATATACCCTTTCGAGCACCGAATTAAATATAGCTGAAAAATTGTTTGCTAAAAACGAGTAAATAAACAAAATTGATATTTTTTGTGAATATAACCATGTCTCAAGATTTACCATCAGAGATTTTATATCAGATAGCTTTGGAAGCTACTTCAGGAAAAGATTTCCTTAACTGGTTATTGTCCTGCAAACATATGAAGGAACTTCTAACCGGCGAAATAGAGAAAATGTTACTAAAATTAGTAGAAATTAAGAGAAAAAACAAAAGAGGTAAATTACATGAATATTTATGTATGTTATGTACACGGAATGCATATGGAAAGTATCCTACCTTTGATTCTTACGGATTTAGACATCTACTATATACACCTCTTAGCAAGAGTGAATCTAGCAGATACATACGCGTTAACGGCTGTCAAAAATATATGAGTAAATTTGATTATAATAGTAGCGGAGAAGGAATTGTGTATTTTAGCATCCTGGACCATTGTTTTAAATCTGAGAATGGGAAAGAAGAAGGATGCGAAATACTGTGTAATGGTATACGAGAGAGTAATTACAATCTTTCTAGTAGAGAATTAGAAATAGCCGAAAAAATGTTCTTCAGCAAGATAAAAAAGTAAAATTTGGTCGCTAACAGCAAAAAATTCATAGATTATTCAATAATTAAGATACTTTGTATTTTTTTAGCCTACCTCGTACCCGTTCTTCAGAAAAGCTTCTTTCTTTTAGAAAAGAGATCAAACCTTCTAAATTATAAGGTTCTTCTACTATTTCAGCATTACCTATTTTTTCAGTAATGTCGCTCTTATAATATTCTATTGCTTTCTCTTGTCTAGGAGAAAGGGGGTACTCATCTTTTCTAACTTTTTCAACCACTCTAGCAGGGCCTATACCCTCAGTACCTTGAGCAAAATCCGTACCCATTAGTACACACATCTGTAAAAACTGATCATAATTGAAATTCAATTCATGAAGAACATCGTCTAATTCGTACACTTTGTAGATAGTTTCTTTTTTCTTGCCTGTATCACTCTTTCTACTAGATATTCTCAATAAATTTCCGCCAAAGCATAATACATCAGAATCACCTGAAATCATATACTGGCAAAATCTATTACTACCTTTAGATAGGCAAGCTCCATATTGTTCTGCTTCCACCCCAGGAGGTGCTACCATATACATGACACCCATTTGTTTCAATAGAAATTGTATTTCTTCTACCACAGCACCTGTTAATTTGAACTGAACTTTATCGTTATTTTTATAATTTTTTCGAGCAGATTCTTCTCTACGTTTAGATCTTTGTTCCAAAGCAACGCGTTTAATTTCGTTAGGTTGCGGTGAATCAAAAATCCATATTTGCTCTATTCCGGCTTCTTCTAATTGTATCACTTTGTTAAAGATTGTATTTATATGAGCCGTCGGGCGACCTTCTGAGTCAGTCAAAGTATTTAGGTGTTCAACTGCTAATATACTATTGTATATCATATAGCTTGCGTCTATGCAAATTTTTTCTCCTTTCAGTTCCTTGAGAGATATTTTTTGTCCTAATTCTGCTATGGTTTTAAAATCGTTTTTTTTCTTCCCGGTGGGGTAAGACACCTTAATTTTAAAGAAACTATCTACTCCCATTTTCCTCTTTGTACTAGTACAAAGAGATAGTGAATATATTCACGGAAATATTCAACTTTTAAATGTTTTTAGGAAAAACTAACTAATGCGACGAGTATCCCTACAAATATACCAATAGTAGAATTGATATCGTTTCTGATATCACCTTCATATCTTCTGCCTCTGTCTATTAATGATCCTATAAATCCCCCCGCCAGCGCCAACAAAATAATTGCTATTAAATTAAGTATCATTATTTTTTATTTCTTCAATTATACGATGAACAGTCAATACCAACATTTAGCAGAATCTCTAAATAGAGTTCACGTCAAATTAGAATTGTTATCTTCTAATTTAGATGGATTAACTAGCAGGGTTTCGGAAATGGAAAAGGGAACTAAAGTAATGATTCCTGAACAAAAACCTCCTTTGCCTCAACCATTAGTATCTAATATGAGATCTTATTGCATTTTCGGCCCATCATCTACAACTTTAGACATATCAGAAGATTTTAAAAATATTGAAGGTTCTATGATATTTGTTACTTTAGTAGGGGGTGGAGGTTCCGGTAGTGTCGGGTCTACTTCTATGAGTGGTATGTTATCAGGTGCTGGAGGTGGAGCTGGCGAAACTATTCATAGAAGAATAATATCATTAGCAGGTTGTACGGGTAAATTAATGATAACAGCTGGAGGTGGTGGTAATGAATCATCTCCCAACGGAGGAGATTCCAGCATCGAACCAGAAATGGAAGATAATTCTCGAGTTAAGATTACTGCGAAAGGAGGTGCTAGCGGGCATAATCAATTTGGTGGCGCTGGGGCATTGAGTAGTATTTATCCCGTATCTAGCGTATTTGATGGCCAAAATGGAAAAGACGGAGTTTTACAATCTTCACCCGGTCAGTCTACCGTAGAAGGTGGTGCTGGTGGTAATTCATATTTCGCTCAAGGAGGTCGTGGGGGATATTCTTACTTCATCAAAGATTCTTTTGACAGAACAATTCTTAGCCCTAAAGGAGAGGACGGTACTTATGGAAGCGGAGGAGGTGGTTCTATTCCCGGCATTTCCAAAGATTTCGTTAGCAAGGGAGGCGATGGCATGGTGATAATAGAGTACACTTTGTCCGAACTAAATTAAGATAAGAAAAAATATATAATTATATTTTTTATTTTTATACATATATACAAAACAATATGTACACAGATCATAAACAAGTTTTTGCATTAGCCGCTAAAATAGCAAAAGAATTAAGGACTAAAAACCCTAAGTTAACGGTGCCGGAAAGCACTAAATTAGCTTGGAAAGATCCTAGAATAGAAGCAGCTCGTAAAGAAGTGGCCGCTCATAAAAGTAAACAACCAAAGTCGGCTGTAGTTAAGCGCTCGACTCCTAGACCATCTGGGGTTAAGAGGAGATCAACTACAGGGACAAGAAAAGTAACAGTCAGTAAAAAATAAGTCGTTCGACGACATTAAATTTATTTTTTCGTAAATATATTCTTCTCTTTGTAAGTATATTCTTCCCTTTGTAGATATTCTTCATAAATATTCTTTGTTGATTATCAACAAAAACATGGTAGCTCTACTAGCTATTATAATCGTATTATTGATAATTCTTTTCTATTTTTATTTTCGTGAAAAACAAGAAACGAACGTATTCGAACGCTACACTTATTTAGACAATAATAGTACTACCCCACTTCATCCTGATGTAAAAAGAAGGATGGAATCATCTATGTATCTTGGGAATGCCTCGTCCGGCTACGCGCACGAAGCGAAAAAAATAATCTCTGAAACTACTGCTGAAATACTAACAGCTCTCAAACTAGAAGGATCGAAAAACACCGTCATATACACTAGTTGTGCGAGCGAAAGCAACAATTTGTTCTTCCGTAGTTTAGTTGATTTTTATCATTTGCATAAAGATGGAAATCTACCACATATTTTAATATCAAGTATAGAACATAAAACTAGTATAGATTGTATACATCAATTATTAGCTTTGGGTAGTATAGAAGCCACTTTTATCGATCCTAAACATGATGGTACTATAGATCCTATGGAAGTAGCTTATGCAATCAAAGACAATACAATCTGTATATCTGTAATGCACGTTAATAACGAAACAGGAGCTATCAATGATATATACAAAATATCACAAATTGCGAAATCTCGTGGAATACCTTTACATGTGGATATAGTTCAAAGTTTCGGCAAATTACCAATCGATGTTATTGGCGATGTTGCTTTTTCTATATCTTTCCACAAATTGCGCGGACCTTCAGGAGTGGGAGCGCTTGTAATGTCCAATAGCATCGCGAGCAAAATAAGAGAAACTCCGCAGATATGCGGTACTCAAAATAACAATCTTCGAGGTGGTACAGAAAATATATCCGGTATAGCAGGTGCAGGCGAATCTATAAAAATAGCCGAAGACAGAAAAGCGCAAAAAATGCTACACTTAAAAAATATGCTGGTGAGCTTTCTCGTCAAACATTTCGAAATACAAAAATATACAGATTACGTTGGCAAACCGGAATCATACGATCCATTTCCAGTTCCGACAGGAAAGTTCGCGGTAGTATTTTTAGGCCCAACCAACGCGGCCGGATTACCAGATAATTCCCGCGTTTCCCCTAATACACTTTGTTTATCATTCATCAACATAGCTCCTCTTTCTAATCATTTTTGTAATATAGCTTTCAAGCAGAGATTATTACAAGAAAATATTATAGTATCTATTGGATCAGCATGTAATAAATCCAGCCCTAGCCATGTTCTCATGGCGATGAAAGCTCCGTATATTATCAGAAGTGGTATGATCAGAATTTCTTTAGGTGATCAAAACGATGAAAACGACATTAAAAAAATATGCGATTGTTTGTATAAATTGCTCAAAAAATCAACCTCGCGTTAACCTATAGCAGTATCTCCAAATTTATTGTAAAATATGCTTACGCGAACATGTCCATCGTATACAACTTGTATTAAGCGATCTTTTTTATCATATTTTGCCGATATTAAAATAGACTTTGAGGCGTATCCTACAGTACGTGCGATGCGACTACAGTGATAGAATTCGCCATAAAGTTTTCCAAAATAAAACTTACAATAATTTGTATTATTACCGTCATCACTTTTTTCTATACGAGGTCCGTGAGGTACTCCACCATTATAGTTGCACATACGTATCCTATCGCCGTTTTTATATGTAGAAAAAACCCCGTGTAATTTCCCCTCTAAAAATTCATAAAAACAATTTTCATTTCTTTTTAGAGAATATCTGACACAGTGTTGCAAATTATTTTTGTAGTTTATTATAGAAGTTGACGCGGTGCCAAGCTTATATACTTTTTTCATATTTCCGTCCGCTTCCATTATTTCGATCGCCTTTCCTCTGTAATATTCACAATAATACAATAAAATTCCTTTATCGTATTTCGCGTAATATTTCACTTGGTCATTATGAAACTCGAAAAGCTCTCCATGCAGCAATCCGTGATAAAAATTAGCCTTGATCTTCTCATTGCCATTAATCTTAATATACTCGCCATGATGTTTGCCATTTTTATAGTAACATTTTTCTATTGGAAATGTTCGACTGTAGTATCCATGTTTCAATCCCCTGCCGTTAACATGATAAATTTCTCCACTGTTTTTTATTTTCGCAATAAATTTATTATGAGCATTTCGTAGTGTTGGAGCTAATGCATTATATATAAGTTTGCAACTTAATAACAGGGCGCTGAATTCTTTTTTTGTATTAGCATAAGCTATTGGTATGAATACTTCCGGAATTATTGAAACAAAGCGCTCCATGTTTCTTCGCAAAAAATCAATCAAATTTCTCCTTTTTACATAACACTTATAATACCGCCGTTCTTGGAATATATTTCTTGCCGAATCATATCATCATGTAAATATTCCTTTACAGTCAATACAACATCGCCTCTATATATAGTTTCGACCCTATTATCTAAGGATTTTGTACAATATGGTATACCTAAGATGTTAACACATCTGTCATCTGTCTTGTGAGGTTTTTTATATACTGTTTTTATTTTGGAGGTACCTATTATTTTTATGGATTTTATTAGATGATCATTTTTATATTTCCGGACCGTTTCAAGAATCCTTCCAAACCATACATACGATCTTCCCTGCCTCATTCCATTTTCATAATATTCTTTATGATTAATTCCACGTTTGGTATATGTGTTATACTCCCCATGTAATAATCCATATTTTAACACACCCTCTGAACGTAATCTACCATTTTTGCTGTGGCTCTTATATATTCCACATCTGAATCCATTTTCCCACGTCATTTCTACCGTTCGTCCAGACGCTAAAATTTTTCTCACAAATACTCCGTGTTTCCTGCCATTTTTGTAACACCCGCTCCCAATGATTTCTCTAGTTCCTCTTAGCGTAGTAATTACCTTACCTTCCTTCAGATAATTCTCGTTAAGTTCGCAAACAGATATCCTATCGGATGTTTTCTTGCGATAAATAATCTTCATCTTCTTAGGAAAAAAAACAATTTCAATTTCTTAATACAACCAATCTTCTTTATCCAGTAAAGCAGCTGCTAAAACAAATACATGACTAAAATTATTGGAAAGATCTTTGACGGCAGTGCGAATTACTTCTTCATTAACAGCGCCGGAATCTCCTGGCTCTTGATATAATTCTGTCAATCCTGAATCTAATAATTGTATGTTGTATCCTTCTTTTATCATTAATTTTAAAGAAGCGAAATCACTAGTTTTTTTCGATAATAATAAATATAAAGGCATAAAAATTTCGTTTCTAGAATCATCTACTTTAACCAGAGTATCAGACTCATGTTTAGAATCAATGCTTTCCAACGATTTAGCAGTCATTTTCGATCCTAAATAATCAGCCGGCCATATATGACCCAGATATGGACAACCCGCATCTATATAGGAATCTGTATACTCACAATTCATATTTTTTCTCCATTTCCAATAATTTTCAGAGATATTATCTGCGTAATGTGTTTCACAATTTCGTGTAGAATCTAATATATATGAATGTATTTTGGAATATTTCCAAATATTACCGAACAACCTTCCATAGTTATCTTTCAAAGCATATGGAGATAAATTTTTCCCAAGGGTAGATTTGTTCAAACCTGATACAATTATATTGACGTATCCGTCCGTTTTAGCTAACCGAGCTTGTTTAGCATATCTGCCAAATACTTTCCCAATTCTGACAGAACCTGAAACTCCATTATTTATATTTTCTTGTCTACTAATCATAACATCTTCTGTCAATTTGTGAGAAATATCTTCTAAATCGCGTTGGTAATTTATCGCGTCTACAACTTCTATACTGGATTTATAGAATTCTTCCGAATTTATTTTCATAGCAGAAATAGCTTCGGTCAATGCATCTAAACTGTTCATTTATAAAAGGATGGGATGAATTACATAATAAAAAAACATTCAAATTTCTAAATACAGATGCGATCTACATATATTCCCGACCCTGCTACGGGTTATGGTTTAGCAGAAAAAGCAGTGAAAACTGTAATAGTTTCGTATATAAGATGTTTCGTTAAAGAAAATTTATTCCAAATGTCTAAAAAACTAGGCGTCTCTATTTTCGGCATACCAGATAATTATTTAGCACACGCGCGATCTGCTGAAATATTTTACAATCTACCAGCCAAATGTATCAAAAAAGAGAGCCTTTACTATATCCCAAATACAGAAACGCCGTTAGAATTCAAAAGAATTCCAGAAGAACAAGCTATTAGGTTGACGAAAATAAGATCAGAAGTATTAGAAAATATAGACAATGCTACCACAGAATTGTTTGAGAATATGGATGAAGAGCCAATAGTTGAAAAATGGAGCGTATTCCTGAAAACAATAAATGTAGAAAATGGCGAGTCCCCAGCTCCGGAAAGTTCTTTGGATAGATTTGGAAACGAAAAAAAAGAAATAGTACGATTAATTCAAGGAGCTTACAATGGAGCGATAGGTGTATTTTGCGGCTATAAAGCCTCTAATCCAGTTTTCGAAACTTGGGATCTGAAATACGATAAAGATAATTTCTGCCTTAGATTGGAAGATTCTAGATTTCCTGGATACATTCTTCCAATACAAATCTCCTTTTCTGTAGAAAGATTATCGTGAATATCGCGCATAAAATCAATCTGCGAAATACCATTATAATCATATGCTACTGTTATTTTTCTTTTTTCATCAATTTCTTTTGAGTAAATCATCAGACCACGACTTCTATAAACGCATTCCTCAGAAAGTAATCTATCCTGAGCCACTCCATCAACATACTTACAATCATATATTAATTCGTTAGTACTATATATCTTTCTTTCAACAATTTGCCCTTTTCCATCAAAATATTTTACTACAAAGGTATCAGGTTCGTCTGCTGTACGCATTGAATAATACCTCTTCTTCGAAAAATGTATAAATTTTTTATGGGCTTCATCGCAATTGATCGCTGCATACGATGCTTTACATAACAAAAGAATATTCAAATATTCCGCTTTGGTACCAGAAAATGCTATTATTTTGAGTAATTCGGGAAATCCCTTAATGAGAGAGTCCATGTTTTCCTCGTTCTTCTCAAACACGTTTGAGAAGGGGATATATCTTCTTTATAAATGTATTTATAAAAAAAATCACTCACAGACTTTGAAATAACCATTCACTAGTAAATACTTACACTCAACGGGGTGCTTTGTATGGATTTCTAAAAGCATGCCAAAATAATATTTACCAATGTTTCCCGTTTCCTCATCCAATAACACCCGAGTATATTTTTCACACTTCATATCAGGAGTGGCTTTGTTTTGCATCACGCTATCGACATAGTTGCAACTATACAGCAATCCAGCTGAACTGTGATGTATTTCAGTCCTGAATAATTCATCTTTCCCATTCTGAAATTTACGCCTCCACACATCGTCATTTTTAAACTTGTCAATGGTAATGGACACAAACTTCTCGTATGCTTTTTCACACTTGATCGCTGTGTAGGACGCCTTGCATAATAGAAGCAGAGAACCGTATTCTTTTTTCTCACCTATATAGGCGATGTTAGAGAACAATTCAGGAAACCCAGTAATTAGCGACTCCATTATTCGTGAAAACAATGAGGATATATCCGTAAAGAAAATAATCAATTTATTCGCTAATTATCATATAAATCTTCCATTATTCACGAATATATTCGTGAAAAGTATAAAAAATTCGCGAAGAAAATAATGTTCGAAACACAATATCTCGATCTTATGAGAAATATTATTGAAAATGGTGTTAAAAAACCAAACCGCACCGGAGTTCCTACGTACTCTATTTTTGGTAATACCATGAGATTCCAATTATCGGAAGGAACTAAATTGATATTACCATTGATCACTACTAAGAGAGTTGCTCACAGATTGATAGTAGAGGAGCTTTTATGGTTTATGAGTGGATCTACTGATGCTAAAGTGTTAGATGCTAAAAATGTTAAAATCTGGAACGCTAACAGTTCTAGAGATTTTTTAGACAAAGTAGGATTAACGGAATATAGGGAGGGTGATATAGGGGCTGGGTACGGGTTTCAACTAAGACATTTTGGGGCTGAATATCGTGGATGCGATGAAGACTATACTGGTGAAGGCGTAGATCAATTAGAGAATGTTAGGCGCAGTATAATAGATGATCCTTATTCTCGTCGGCATATTATTTCTTTATGGAACCCGGTAGATTTACCCAAAATGGCGTTGCAGCCATGTCATATGTTGTGCCAATTTTCAGTTTCTCCCGGATCAGAAGGGTTAAAATTAGATTGTTCAGTGTATCAAAGATCTGCCGATGTACCACTGGGGGTACCCTTCAATATAGCTAGTTACGCTACATTAACTCATATCATGGCCAAATTAACTAATACCGTACCCTCTGAATTAATATATACTACTGGAGATACCCATATTTACGAAAATCAAATAGAACAAGCCAAAGTACAAATATCGCGACAACCTTACGATTTCCCTAATATAGAAATAGATAAACTAGATAAATTCGAGGATTACAATTGGGATAATTTTCGCCTGGTAAATTATAAGTCGCATCCCAAGCTAGATTATGAGTTTTCGGCTTAGAAAAAGCTCTAAAAAATGAATATTTTTTTGCGAGTATGTTCTCTTTGCAAACTTTTCTGTAAATATATTTACAGAAACATGGACGCTTTTATTCGCGAATACCCTGAATTGTTCAAGAAGATAGCCTTTTCCAGAGATGAAACAGTCTTCGGAAGATGTCGTGCTCTTTGTAAGAAGTCGTACTCTTTGCTGAAAGATTGTACTCGTGAAGCTCGTAAAAAGTTCCTCGTAGTAGACACCCAAGCCGGTCCTTCGTGTACGTGCATTTACAAAAGAAACTCGCGGGGACAACTTTGGAAGGCCCGCATACTTTTGAAAAAAGACAGCGTTGAACTCGTGAATATTTATGACAAATATGAAAAATTTAAGTTTGGCAAAAATTTCGAGAATAATGTTTTACGTAAAGTCAAGGAGGTCATCGGGGATAAGGATGAATACAAGTTAACAACATATGATTCTGATGGAAAAATGGACAGTTTCATATTGACAATGAAAGGGAAAAAGACGATCACGTATTACGACAAGAATGGAGAGATGGTAGGAGAGGTATACAAAGAAGACGGACGGAATGTATCAAGGAAATATTTCAAAAACGGGGAGTTAGTGGGCATAAACTACTACTGATTTTTTTTGAAAAAGAATCTTGAGTAGTGTGAATGAATATTTAACAAAAATGGGACCTTAGAGGAGATTTCTACTAGGAAAAACGACTCAGGTATATCGTGAATAAAAAAAGTGTATAATTTAAGCCAAAATTTAATAAACTAAAAGAAGTGTACAACACAATGATATTTATTATTTCGAACGAAGATGAAATTTTAGCCATTATTAATGCTGACAATCCAGAAGCATGTATATTGACTATTTTGAAATTTTTCGATTATTTCGACCGGATCATGTCGATACTTTTCGCTAAAAAAATGCCCATAAAAGCACATCAAAAGCACTTGTGTACTATGAAAAAAAGAAAAAAATTTATAACAAAGTTATGTAATCCTTGCCGTATTTTCGAATGGTTTAACATTTCGATATACAATATTGAATGAAATCGGCCTCGGAACTGATTGATATTTTTTTCATGAAAATCATTTTCGTGGTTTGCACCACTTTTTTCATGAAACTCAATTTTGAGGTTTTACCACCTTTTTTACGAAAACCACTTTTTTTCTACCGGTTGAGGGGCTTGAAAATCGGAAAAAATACTGCTAAGAATTTACAAGTGAGGTATTTTTCCGAAGAAATCGTTGAAACGTCGCGGGAAAAATGCCGAGTTCTTGGATGTTTTCGGGGTTTTTCGAAATAGCCGGCCGGGGGCCGTTTTCTTAGAAAAAAAGTCGACGAAAGGCCTCCGGACCGGGGCTTTTTTTGCAATATTTTTATATGATTCGAGGAAAATTGGTCATTTAGGTGATATATATAGATAGTGGTATATACCACGTACCACTGTACCCCGTGGTATACCACCTTTTTTATGAAACCCACTTTTGGAAAAAAATCTGAAGGCCTTTTCGCAAGATTTTTTACCGTTCTTTTTGCAATTTTAATATGTCTTATACTTATTAATTTTTATGTTAGAAAAAATATTGGATAATATATAAAGCAAAAAAATACGGAGACGTTCACTTATACTAGTGAATTTATAAAATTTTATAACATAAATGGAAGATCAACATAAATTATGTAACAAGTGTGGTGTGGAAAAACCTTTCGAAGAATTTCCATCGGATAAATCGAAAAAAGATGGCAAGCGAGGCGAGTGTAAAGAATGCTACAGAAATTATGCAAAAAATGCCCGCGTCGCCAGAAAGGTAGATACGAAAAAGCCCATTGCATCTGATGTGGAAAAATTTAGACTTGATGTCAAAAATTTTGCAGAAAATTTCGATAAAGTTGAACATCTGGATGAGGATTTTTTGAAATCTTTCCAAGAAAAAGCGAAAAAATTCTATCATGAAGCAAAGTTTCCTCCGACTAACATTTTTAAGGCTAGTGTCAGTTATTTTTCCAAAAATAATTTAGCAGTGGAAGCTACTGCTATTATACAATCTAAATTATCTCTGTTCTTGTTTCAGAAGAAAAAATTGTCCAATATTAATATTGTCGTGAAAAAGAGCGAAACATACACAAGAGATAATACCTTATTAGTAGAATTACCGGAAGAAGTCAAATTATCTGACGGCGAAATCGAAGAATTTTTCAATTCTAGTGTTGGGGTAGAAAAAATTACTTCTGTTGATTTCTCCTCAGAAAAAGATATAAGTAGGGAAATATTTTACATAGTGGATACAACAAAAAAAATTATTTCAGAGAGTCTTAAACAAGAAATAAAGTATAATGATATTACTATTATTATTATAGATAGAAATTATATAACATTGAAATGGGCAGAACAATTTGCCATTTCTAGTAGCGCAAGAGATCTTATCAAAAGCGAAACGTCGGCGCGATTGAATTAAATTCTTGTGTAATATTTCTTTTTTTATTTTAGAAAGTTCTCTATTATTTTGATAAAGATGTCTTACAATAAGGTAGAATCCGTATGCAAGGAAATATTAGAAAGTTTATTTCCTGGACATAGTTTTGATAAAGTTAGACTTTCGGATTTCAAAAATCCCGAAACCGGTAGATCATTAGAATTAGATTTATATAACGCAGATCTTAAAATAGCATTGGAATACAATGGACCGCAACATTATATGAAGTTCCCCAAATATCATAAGAAAGACGATGATTTTGAAAAACAGAAAACTAGAGATTTATTCAAGGAGGAATATTGCAGAATATACAATATAACGTTGATAGAGATACCAAATTTATCAAAACATTCTGACATTAAAGATTATATAGAAAAATTCCTGAAAGTGAATAACATTAGTATACAAGCAAACGTTCCGACAAACTCTAAAAAGATTTGTCATAAATGTGGCGAGGAAAAAACTCTATCAGAGTTTCCGTCGGACAAATCTAAAAAAGGTGGGAGAAAAAATGACTGTAGAGATTGTTTTAATGCTTATATAAGAGGATTAAGAACCACAAAGAAAACAGCTGCAAAAACTCCAGAAAAAGATCAACAAAATCCAGTCGAAGATAAAAATAATGCCACACTTAACGAAGAAATTGTGAAGGAATTGGATATTTTCCTGAAGAAAATTGATAGTTCTGAATATTTAGAAACGGATTTCCTAAAAGATTTCAGTAAAAAGATATCTTACATTCGTGGCAAACATAAATTTAAACCTACTAATGAAATTCACATAATCGAAGCTATTATAGATGGAAGAAGCGATACGAGAACTAATATAGAAATAATAAAATTAAAACTTTCTCTATTTCTCGCCATAAGGCGTAAAAGACTTGATGTTGATATTGAAGTCGTAGAGAGTTATGACTACGAAACTGATCCAATGTTGATAGTAAAACTTCCTTCTGATGTTATATTATCGTACGACGAAGTCATAGATTTCAAAAAAAGTTTAATGAAACCTAAAGAAAAAAAACTAAATAGTTTCGAGATAAAAATAGAGGATGCAAATATGCTAAATCGCGTAGGTAAAATTATGAATTTAACCGGGAAATTTTTACAAGAAAAGTTTTTACGTAATATTGAAAAAATAAATTGCGACTACTCGTATAAAGAAAACAAAGTAGTTATTAGTTGGCTAGATGAATATTCTATAGAACATAAAAAAATGACAGAATTAAAAGATATTATACAAAATTCTTTGAATATGGATATCTTTTATAAGTAATCAAAAAATATTATTGTTTCTTTTTTGAAGATAGTATACTTTATAAATACTTTTCATGGATATCCATGAAGACAATGGATAGTTTACCAATAGAGTTGTTCTACGTAATTTTGGAGGAAACTTGTATAGATTCCCTGCATATGATATTAGTATGCAAACATGTATGCAAAAGTTGGTACAAAGTACTCAAAAAATATACCAAGCCAAATTGTGATGCTATACTACATGATGCAGTTAAAAATAATCATTTAGAAGTAATAAAATGGTTGCGGCAAATAGGATGTCCGTGGAGCAAATATACTTGTAACGCAGCAGCTTTCGCCGGTAATTTGGAAATGCTACGTTTTTTAATAGAGTCTGGATGCCCGAAAGACAACGGTATCGGTACATCCGCATTGACAGGAGGCGATTTTCCGGAGATATTGGAGTATTGTTATTCCATCGGCAGTAAAAATCTAGAAGAATGGATAAGGTTTACCATCGAAGATAATCGCATAAAATGTTTCGAACTAATCATGTCTAAATATTCTAACGAAATATCAGAAAAACACAGATCAAAGTTGATAACATACCTTGCTGCTTCGCACGGTAAATTAGATATATTACAATCTGCCAAAAGGTTCGGGTGCGGATGTTCTCCTGTGGTATACGCTCGCGTCATTTCAGGTGGTTATCGGCATATTTTTGATTATTTACGCCAAGAAGGAGTCAAACCACATGACAACATGTTGGGAATATTAGCCGATTATGGATGTTTACATTGGCTGAAATAATCTATTATTTTAAATTTGAAAGTATGTTAAATTAATATTATATAATCTTTTCGTAGATGTCTTGCTCTAAAGAATTAGTAGAATTAGATGGGGAGAAGCGCTATGCTATGTTTCCAATTAAGAGATGGACTGAATGGGAATTCTACAAAAAGATGCAAGAACTGTTCTGGGTAGAAGAGGAAATAGACAAAGAATTAGAAAAAGATAAAAAAGATTGGGAAACACTTGACAGAAAAATTAAGAGATTCTTGAAACGTATATTAGCATTCTTTGCAGTTAGTGATGGTATTGTTGCCGAAAACTTGGGAAAAGAAATTATGAACAGAATAAAAGTACGCGAAATTGGCATTTGTTATAATTTCCAAATTGCGATGGAGGATATACATAATATAGTTTACTCTAAACTTATTGACACATACATTCGTAATGAAAGAAAAAAGAACAAGATGTTTAACGCAATAGAAAATTACCCTACAGTTAGTAAAAAGATTCAATGGATACGCAAATGGATAGGAGTAGAAACAGAAATTAACAAATTATCCGAAAATAATAAAGAAGCGCTACTCAAATTGGAAAAAATATATAATACTGTGAAGCAACTCGAAGCCCCTGAACATCCGGCGATAGAAAATTTATTCAAAGAACTTCATACCGAGAGGCCGACTTTAGCAAGAGAAATTTTAGTAAATACTATTATGGAGGGCTTATTCTTCTCTGGTAGTTTCTGCGCTATATACTGGATTTATAACAATTATAAGAAGTTGCCCGGCTTGTCAAAAGCAAATGAATTCATCTCACGAGACGAAGGTATGCATACTGATTTTGGTATTAGCATGTATAATTCCTGCAAAAATAGATTGTCTGAATCAGAAGTATATGAAATTATTTCCGAGGCGGTAGATATAGAAACAGAATTTATCTGTGATGCTCTGCCGGAAGGTTTATTGGGTATGAATTCCAACTTGATGACCCAATATATACAATTTGTGGCTGATCAATTATTGTTAGATATGAGATATAACAAATTGTTTAACGTGGCTAATCCCTTTTCGTTTATGAAAAAACAATCGATAGGAGTCAGAATATCTGACTTTTTCACCGATGGAAATGTTTCGGAATACGGACATCACGCGGTAGGGAAAACCGTAGACGATCAGTCAGTGGACTTTTCCGAAGATTTTTAAACCTTCGAGAAAAGTATTCTAAATTTGAATATCTATTTTTTTTTATGGATAATGGAAGCTGAATACGCCTCTCAAAATTTGGCTGAGTTACCTACATTGCATGATTCTTTGACGATATTGCATTGTGGCTGTAATAAATTAGCCGCTTTACCGGATCTACCTAGCTCTTTAAAACTATTATCTTGCACCGATAATAAATTAACTATCCTACCTAATTTACCCGATTCTTTAATAAAATTATATTGTGCGCATAATAAATTAACTACCCTACCGGATTTACCCGGTTCTTTGAAAAAAATAATTTGTCATAATAATTATCTGACTGCTCTACCAAATCTACCTATTTCTTTAACAAACTTATATTGTGGAAATAATAATTTGACCACTTTACCGGATCTACCTAGTTCTTTGACAGTCTTGTGTTGTACAGGTAATGGATTGACTACTTTACCCAATTTACCTAGTTCTTTGGAAGAATTATATTGTAGCAATAATAAATTGAATACTTTACCCGATTTACCTAGTTCTTTGACAAAATTATATTGTAGCGATAATAATTTGATTACTTTACCTGATCTACCTAATTCCTTGACAGAATTGGGTTGTAGTAGCAGTACATTAACCGCGCTACCCAATTTACCTAATTCTTTAACGGGATTATATTGCAGTGATAATAGGTTGACCACTTTGCCAAGTTTACCAAATTCTTTGACGGTATTATATTGTGCATACAATAGTTTGATATCTTTACCTGATTTACCTAGTTCTTTAGCGGTATTAAATTGTGAAAAGAATAATTTATCTACTCTACCCGATTTACCCAATTCTTTAACAAGCTTACATTGTGTAAATAATTCTTTAGTGAATAACTCGATAATTCCCAAACATTTTCCATCTTTGCTAGAGCTATCTGCAAATGTCTTCGTAGATATTTCCGTGAATTCCTTTATGGATACTTCCGCCAATGTCTTCGTAGATTCTTTCATGGATGCATCCATGAAGATAACACACATAGAAGAACTAGATGAACTATTACAGAGTAGAAGAAAATGCCAAAATTGCGAAAAAATATCAATAGTGAGGTCTTGCATCGTCATGGTTAATTATGAAGAGTTTGGCATACTACCCATACAAAAAAAGTTATGTTGGAGATGTGCTTTTGATATCTAGAATTTTTTTATAATATTGAAATCCCAAATTAATATAAAATGGAAGGTATGCACAACTCTCAAAATTTAACTGAGATATCTGATTCTTCAACAGCATCGTATTGCGAAAATAATAATTTGACTATATTACCCAATTTATCTAGGTATTTAACAAGTTTGCGTTGTGGCCATAATAGTTTAACTATTTTGCCATGCTTGCCTGATTCTTTAACAAGATTATATTGTTACAATAATAATTTGGCCACTTTACCGGATTTACCTGATTCTTTAACAAGATTAGATTGTGGTTTTAATAATTTGTCTACTTTGCCAGATTTACCTAATTCCCTGACAGAATTGCATTGCGAATGTAATAACTTGACTATTTTACCAAATCTACCTGATTCCTTAACGGACTTGCATTGTCATACTAATAATTTATCTATTTTACCCAATCTACCTAATTCTCTAGCAGAACTATGGTGTGATACTAATGATTTTACCACTCTATCCAATCTACCTAGTTCTTTAACGGAATTGCATTGTTATAGCAATCATTTGGTTACTTTACCCAGTTTACCTATTTCTTTAACAAGATTGTATTGTGGAAATAATAATTTGACCACTTTACCGGATCTACCTAGTTCTTTGACAGTCTTGTGTTGTACAGGTAATGGATTGACTACTTTACCCAATTTACCTAGTTCTTTAATAAATTTATATTGTGAAAGCGATAATTTAACCACTTTGCCGAATCTACCTAGTTCCTTAACAAGATTAAATTGCGATGATAATAAATTAACCACTTTACCTGATTTACCTAATTCTTTGACAGAATTACATTGTGATTATAATAATTTGACCGCTCTACCCGAATTATCGAGTTCCTTAAAAGAATTGCATTGCGATTATAATAGTTTGACAACTCTGCCTGAATTGCCTGATTCTTTAGCAGGATTATACCATAGAGGTAATCCCCTGGTGAATAACACAATGATTCCTAAACATTTTCCATCTTTGCTAGAGCTTTCCGTAAACGCGTTTGCGGAGAATGCCAATTCCTTCATGGATGCATCCATGAAGATAACGCACATAGAGGAACTAGACGAACTATTAGGTAGCATGAAGCATTGTCAAAATTGTGAAAAAATATCTATAGTAAGATCTTGCATAATCATAGCCAGTTATGGAAAGTTTGGTGAGTTACCCGTACGACGAGAATTATGTTGGAGATGCGCTTTTACTATTTAAAGTTTTTTATGATATTGAAATCCTGAATAAAATGGAAGCCGTGTACACCTTTCAAAATTTAACCGAATTACCCGAACTACCTAGTTCTTTAACAAGCTTGCGTTGTGATTATAATAATTTGACTGCTCTGCCTGATCTACCCAGTTCTTTGACAAAATTAGATTGCAGTGTGGATGGTTTAACTGCTTTGCCGGAATTACCTAGTTCTTTGACAGGATTGTATTGTGGTAGTAATGCATTAACTACACTACCAAATCTACCTAATTCTTTGACAACGTTATGTTGTGAAGATAATCATCTGATCGTTTTGCCAGATCTACCTGGTTCTTTAACAGAATTGCATTGTTATAGTAATAGATTAACCGCTTTACCCAATCTACCTGATTCTTTAACGGGGTCATATTGTAATGATAATAAGCTGATCACTCTACCCGATCTACCTGATTCTTTGAGACAATTAAATTGCTATGGTAATAATCTGACTACCCTACCCAATTTACCCAATTCTTTAGAAAAATTACATTGCTATGACAATAAATTGACCGCTTTACCAGATTTACCTAGTTCTTTGACGAACTTATGTTGTCATAGTAACTCTCCAACGGAAAGCCCAATAATTCCTAAACATTTTCCGTCTTTACTAGAGCTTTCCGCGAACGCGTTCGCGGAGAATGCAAATGCATTGGTGGATGTGGCGAACGCGTTCGCGGAAATATCTACAGTTTTCGTAAACTTGTTTACGAAGGAATTGGCAGTCTCCGCATTTTTCGTAGTTTTTGTGAATATATTCACAAAGGAGTTCGCGGAGACAACGCACATAGAAGAACTAGATGAACTATTACAGAGTAGAAGAAAATGCCAAAATTGCGAAAAAATATCAATAGTAAGATCTTGCGTAGTCATGGTTAGTTATGAAAAGTTTGATGTATTACTACCTATACAGCGTAAATTGTGTTGGCGATGTACTTTCAATAGTTAAAATTTTTATAATTTGAATATCTAAATTAATATAAAATAAAAGGCATGTACAACACTCAAAATTTAATTGAGACATCTGATTCTCCAACGGTGTTAAATTGTGATTATAATAGGTTGGTTATTCTACCAAGTTTACCGAATTCTTTGCTAGAATTACATTGCGATTATAATGATTTAGGTACTTTACCAAGTTTACCGGATTCTTTGATAATATTACATTGTTATCATAATGATTTGACCGCTTTACCAGATTTGCCTAGTTCTTTGACAGAATTGCGATGTGATAATAATAAATTGGCTACTCTACCGGATCTGCCTAATTCTTTAACAAACTTGTGTTGCGGACGTAATAAATTAACTACCCTACCTGATCTATCTAGTTCTTTGAAACAATTAATTTGTAATAATGATAGTTTATCTATGTTACCAAATTTGCCGAATTCTTTGATAATATTACGTTGTTATTATAACAATTTGACCGCTTTACCGAATCTACCTAGTTCTTTAACGGAATTATATTGTTACAGTAATAAATTAACTACTCTACCGTATTTACCTAGTTCTTTAACAGAATTGAGTTGTGGCGATAATAAATTAACTACCCTACCAAGTTTACCGAATTCTTTGCTAGAATTACATTGCGATTATAATGATTTAGTTACTTTACCAAGTTTACCGAATTCTTTGCTGGAATTATATTGCCACAATAATAATTTGACTAATCTACCCGGTCTCCCTAATTCTTTGACAGAATTGAATTGTGAAAATAATAAATTAATCACTTTGCCGGATTTACCTAATTCTTTGACAGAATTGTATTGTGGAGGTAATCCTTTGACAAATAAATCAATAATTCCTAAACATTTTCCATCTTTACTAGAGCTTTCCGTAAACGCGTTTGCGGAGAATGCCAATTCCTTTGTGTATGCATACACAAAAACTACGAAAAATGCGGAGACTGCGAATTCCTTTGTGTATGCATACACAAAAACTACGAAAACTGTAGATATTTCCGTGAATTCCTTTGCAGATACTTCCGTGAATTCCTTTGCAGATTCTTTCATGGATGCATCCATGAAGATAACACACATAGAGGAACTAGATGATCTACTACGTAGCAGAAGAAAATGTCAAAAGTGCGAAAAAATATCTATAATGAGATCTTGCATCGTAATGATTAATCACGCAGAATTTGGTACATTACCCATGCGACAAGAATTATGTTGGAGGTGTGCATTTAGAGAAAATTAAATTCTATTTAAATTTTTTAGAATTATATAGTATCCTTTCCCTGTATTTTACGAACAATGGAAGAAGAGGAAATCAAGACGGTCGAAGTTAACGTTAATCACCTCAACATTATGTTAGGTGCTATGAATGAACATATGTCAAACTATTATCAAGGTGTTTTCCAGACGTTAATACGTTCTATTATAGCACATTTATTGCCTCACGAATCGAAAAGCAAAAAAGATTTGTATGAAGATGTTAAAAAATATCCGTACATTCGAGATAATTTACCTATTTTAGATAACTATAGTTTCGAACAATTTTGTGTAGATTGCGATGAAGTTTCTAATTCTCTCGCAGATTGGAAGCGAGATTAACAAAGAAATCACCAACATCTCACATATTTAACACACCACTCTTCCAATCTAACATATTTACTACTTTCCACTTACCGCCGACATTTCTATATTCAAATCTTCTTGCGTCTACTAACGAATCATTTCTTGGTGAGTCAGGAGTTGGAATATACTTGTATTTGACATCACATGATGTAGGTCCTGCTTGATAAGATGATATAGGATCCATCACGAAAACTCCGTGATATTCGCCTACGTTGTCATAATAATTTTTTGCTTCGGCAATATTTTCGGGAGATCTGCAAACTAAAGGCTGTTCCGCTGTAAAATGAGAAACTTGCGGAGAACCTTTATACATAAATAGTACTAGTAGTACTAATATTAATATAATTGCGAACGCTAGAATAGTTTTCATATTAAATATATTAAGATAATAAAAAAATAACATTGAGCGAATAAATATTATTATGATCCGCAAAATCCTTTGCTACCACAATCTTCTTTTTCTTCTTTTTCTATTTGTATCTTTTTTGCATCAACTGGCGCTAATCTTCTAGTATAGTAAGAACTAGTCTTTCTACCTCTCTTCCAACCATAGGTGTGTGCTTGAGTGAGTACTCTGATGGTCGGATTCTCAACAAACCAATTAAAACTCTCAGATTGATCAATAAACACTTCTCTTGTTAAAGCCATATCTATCTGATTTCTAATGCCAATATCTGAAGCAGTTTTGTATATTTGTCGCACTAATTGTGGTATATTCACTAACTCAAATATGCTACCTCTTTTATTTTCTTCTAATTTGCTTCTGATACCAGGCGTCCATATGCCCAATTCCAGTAAATCGTTAATCAAGTAAGTATTGGCCATAGTAAATTCGCCATTCTTATTTCTTATTTTATAGAACATAGAGTTATGCGGCTCGAAGCAAGGGCTGTTGCCCATAATACCTGAAGTGGACGCAGTAGGCATAGGTGCTATCATAAGACTGTTGTGCAATCCAGATGTTATAATTCTCTTTTTCAAATTATCCCAATCTTGAGATAATTGATATTTAATCGCTACTCGACCTTCATTCTTTTGTTCTCGTTCCCATATGTCAAATTGTAGTATTCCTTCTGAAGCGAGTGATCCAGCGAATGTTTCATATGGACCAAATTCTTCCGCTAATCTATTACTTTCATCCAAAGCAACGTAATACATTGTTTCAAAAATGTAAAAGTTCAGTTTCTCGGCGTCCGCAGATTCGAAAGGTAATCTTAACATAGATAACATATCGGCGAATCCTTGCACTCCGATACCAATAGGACGATGACGCATGTTAGATCGCTTAGTTTCTGGTAAAGGATAATAGTTAGAATTAATTATCTTGTTCAAATTTCTCACCACTATTCTGATAGTGTTCTCGAAGTCTTCCCAATCAAATGTGGAAATTAGAGATTCTCCATCTTTCCTGCCCAATAAGACCTTGATAGAGGTTTCCCAATATCTTGGTCTAGTGTCAATTGGTTCTATTTTTTCTGTTTTCTTGATAAATTTGTTCAAACATATACTTGCTAAGTTGCATACAGCTATTTCATCAGGAGAAGAGTATTGTACTATTTCAGTACACAAATTTGATGATTTTATAACACCAAGATTATTCTGATTGGATTTTCTGTTGCAGGAATCTTTGAACATAATATACGGAACTCCCGTTTCGATAATCACATTGCATATTTCCTCCCATAATTCCACAGCAGATATTGCTTCTTTGTATTTACCCTCTCGGATATATCTTCGGTAAGTGTAAGTAAATTCAAATTCATCTTTCCTTGCCTCAACTTCCTCATCTGATAACCAACTAGTACATAGCGTAGAGTCGTATAAATCCGATAAACCCGGACAAATATTCAAATCCATAAGATACCAAGTTTTTTCTGTTTTATGTTCAGATTCATATATTAATCTTCTCATGAATTCATCTGGTAACCACATAGCGTAGAATAAATTCCGCGCTCTATCTCTTTCATTACCACGATTCTTTTTTAATGATAAGATAGCCATGATATCTCCGACCCAAGGTTCTACATACACTGCGTGAGATCCGGCTCTTTTACCGCCTCCTTGATCTATATATACGGATATTTCATTTACCACTTTAAGTAATGGCTTCATACCATTAGAATGACCATTGGTACCTTTGATATATGCGCCAAAAGGTCTAATATTGTGCATATTAGAACCGACACCACCTGCCCATTTAGATATTTCAGCTACATCCGCCCAAAATTTTGTAATGCCTCCGTTTTGCAGAGAATCGTATCCCATCATTACTAAATAACAAGAACTATTTTGCGGCTTTAAAGTACCTGCGTTAAACAATGTAGGAGTAGCGTGTGTAAATTTACTACTACTCATGTATGTGTAAGTTTCGATAGCATCGCGCAAGTGATTCGCCAAATCTGTCGTACCGGAATATCGCTCTAGAAGAGCGTCCCAAGTTATAGTATTCTTCTCGAACTCTACATCTATTTTTTTATTAAAAATATCAACTTGCTCTTTGTTATATCTATTTCGATGATTGAATACAAATGTTTGTAACTGCTTCCAATCTATCTTGTTTTTGTGTGCTTGTTTGCAAAATCTTTGATAAGAATCAGTATGAAGCACTTTCTTGAGATCATCAGCCATAGCATCCCATATCGCAACATTATTTGTTCTGATTTTATCGTAATTAACATGAACAGGTGCGAAATGTATTCCTATAGCGACTCTCATTATCATGTGTTGCGGTCTTTCCAATACAACTCTCGCGCGTTTGTCAGTTCCTTTAATATAAATGGAACATTTTAGTAAATAAGACGATTTCAACATCTCGAACCCCATGTATTTATAATCGTAATCTCTGACGTAACACAAGTTGCTCTCGAAGAAATCTTCATTTTCTTTTACGGCTTCGAAAACATACGGTGCTATGAGTGGAGATCTCTGTCCATTTTCGTCTACATTCTCATAAAGAGCTTTGCAAACATAGTAAAACATGCGTTTTTCTATATATTTAACACCTTCATTTTGTATTCCTTTGACTTCTTTTTCATCGAAAGACGATAACCCATTTTCTAAACAATATTTAAAATGTTCATATAGGTAAATTAAGTTATTTTTATGATAACTATTGATAACAGTCCTAGATGCTAATGTGTCATATTCAGGGTTTTCATATGAGAGAGGATAAGCTATGTTAGCCGCTAATTCGTCTAATTCACTAGTTGTTACTCCAGAATATATCCCGTTTATTACATTTTTTGTGATCATAGTATAGTCCACGTGTTTTAATGGTTTGAATAATTCACAAAGATTTTTTAATCTTGTTAAAATTTTATCAAAACTTACTTCTTCACTGTGGCCATCTCTCTTAATCACTTGCATTGTTCGTAAAATTAAAAATGCGTATATTTAGTATAATTAATTGCAATTTCAACTTTCTAATTGTTTTTGTATATATTATAGAGATGTCTTGCTCAAGTGGATTAAAATTGAGCGGGCTTTGTAATCAGGGGTCAGGCGGTAGCGGAGGTGGTACCGGCCCAACAGGTCCTACTGGACCAAAAGGGAACTCCATCACTGGTCCAACAGGGCCTCAAGGTGTAGGGTCTACTGGTGCAACAGGCCCGACTGGACCTCAAGGTGATTCAATTACAGGTCCAACTGGACCCGGTGGCCCTCAAGGAGGGCAAGGTATTCCAGGTGTAACTGGTCCTACAGGACCTCAAGGAAATTCAATTATTGGCCCCACCGGGCCTCAAGGAATACAAGGTATACAGGGTATTGATGGTCCAACTGGTCCGACAGGCCCTCAAGGAAATTCTATTATAGGCCCTACAGGTCCTCAAGGAATACAAGGTATCCAGGGAGTGGCTGGTCCAACCGGTCCTCAAGGTATACAGGGTATTCAAGGTATCGCCGGCCCTACTGGACCTCAAGGCCCTGCAGGTACTAATGGTATTGATGGTGCGACTGGTCCAACTGGTCCGCAAGGTATACAGGGTATTCAAGGTATTCAGGGTATTCAGGGTGTAACTGGCCCAACTGGTTTGCAAGGTATCCAAGGTATCCAGGGTATCGCCGGCCCTACGGGACCTCAAGGCCCTGCTGGCACTAATGGCATTGATGGTCCAACAGGCCCAACTGGCCCACAAGGTATACAAGGTATTCAAGGTATTCAAGGTATACAAGGCATTGATGGTCCAACAGGCCCAACTGGTCCACAAGGTATACAAGGTATTCAAGGTATTCAAGGTATACAAGGCATTGATGGTCCAACAGGCCCAACTGGCCCACAAGGTATACAAGGTATTCAAGGTATTCAAGGTATACAAGGCATTGATGGTCCAACAGGCCCAACTGGCCCACAAGGTATACAGGGTATACAAGGTATTCAAGGTATACAAGGTATTGATGGTCCAACAGGCCCGACTGGTCCACAAGGTATACAGGGTATTCAAGGTATTCAAGGTATACAAGGCATTGATGGTCCAACAGGCCCAACTGGCCCACAAGGTATACAAGGTATTCAAGGTATACAAGGTATTCAAGGTATACAAGGCATTGATGGTCCAACAGGCCCGACTGGTCCACAAGGTATACAGGGTATTCAAGGTATTCAAGGTATTCAAGGCATTGATGGTGCGACTGGTCCAACTGGTCCTCAAGGTATACAGGGTATACAAGGTATTCAAGGTATACAAGGTATTCAAGGCATTGATGGTCCAACAGGTCCAACTGGTCCGCAAGGTATACAGGGCATTCAAGGTATTCAAGGTATACAAGGCATTGATGGTCCAACAGGCCCAACTGGCCCACAAGGTATACAGGGTATACAAGGTATTCAAGGCATTGATGGTCCAACAGGTCCAACTGGCCCGCAAGGTATACAAGGTATTCAAGGAGTTGATGGCCCAACTGGCCCTACCGGTCCAGCACCGGGCGTTATCGCAGGGGACGGTATTCTTGTTACAGGATCTAACCCTGCCACCATCAGTCAAAATCCTTATGGAGTTGAATTTTTATCAGCCGCATCTGCTATGGATATAAACAAAAAATATACTTATATCAGCGCGTTTAGTAATTATACATTGCCATTTAATACATTCACTTTGGCCAATGCAACTATAACAGGTACAGAAAAGAGAATTTCTTTGTCAAATGCTTTTGTGGCAACTGCGAACATACAATTATCTTTAGGTCAGTTTAATTTATATCCTGGAAAATCGCGCGCAGAATTGCAATATGCTTCCAATATATGGAACATGCTTAATGTATCCAATAACTCAGATCCTCCTATGTTTGGTAGTAGATTAACTGGATCTGTAACAGGAACAAGTCCACCGGCCGGAGCTAAATTAGGAGTAGCATCATTTGCTAGCGATCTGTCCGCTTGTGTGTTATCAGGTGGATCTGCTAACGCTAATACAGGTATAGCATATGTGTTTTCATATTCTAGATCTAGTAACACATTTTCACAGATTGGAGGATCTATCTTAGGAACTGGAGCCGGGGCAGGAACACGTTTTGGTAGCTCTAATAGTATCAGTGGAGATGGTTCAACTATCGCTATAGGTGGTAATTTTGACAATGGTCAGATAGGTGCTGTATGGGTATTCACTTTGAGTGGTGGAGTAGTTACTCAACAAGGATTAAAACTAACACCATCTGGATTTACAGGAACACCTAGATTTGGGGATTCAGTATCACTCAATGGTGATGGAAATTATTTAGTTGTAGGAGGTAGCGTTAACAACGGAAGCAAAGGTGCGGTGTGGGTATTTATTAGATCAGGTGGTGTATGGTCTCAACAAGCCGGTCCGCTGGTGCTATCCGGAACATCTGCTGTGGCAAATTGGGGAAATTCTGTTTCTGTAGATGCCGCGGGAACCACGTTCGTTGGAGGTGCAAGATCTGAAAATTTACTCAATGGCTGTATTGGTATATTCACTAGATCAGGAACGACATGGACACAACAAGGTACTAAGTTAACCCCATCAGATATAACTGGAGCAGCGCAGGTAGGTGTTTCAGTTTCTATATCTGGTGATGGAAATACTATTGCTGTAGGAGGAATAGATGATAATTCTAGTGCAGGAGCGACTTGGGTATACACAAGAGGTATTACCGGTACTTGGAGTCAAGTGGGATTAAAATTAGTAGGATCGGGCGCGACTGGTACAACATCTCAACAAGGTACAAGTGTAAGTATATCTAAGAAAGGAAATGCCTTAGTAACAGGAGGAATTGGTGATAATTCCAACGCAGGAGCAGTATGGGTATTTGTACAAAATCAAATAGGTGCTTGGGTACAAGCTACCGCTAAAATAGGAGGACCGGTAGGCGGATTAAATAATTTTGGATTCTCAAGCAGTATCACAGATTATGGATTAACGTTAGTAGGGGCTAATGAACTTAATACTGGTGTGGGTGGATTTTATCTTTGTTATTAGATGAATAATGAATTAGAGTAATGATGCTTATTTTTTTAACTTTTCTTTATACTTTTCTTTATAGATTCTTTATACTTTTCTTTATACTTTTCTTTATACAAAGTATAAAGAAAGAAACAGAAATAAACAGAAAAAAATGGATACTCCTGTGATTGGATTGATTATGATTGTCAGGAATGAATCGAAAATTATAGAGAGATGTTTAGATTCTGTTTTTCCAAAAGAAGGCGGTAAGTTTATTGATTTTGTGTCTATTAACATCAACAATACTACGGACAATACGGAAGAGAAAATAGTAGAGTTTATGAAAGATAGAAATCTTCCGGGATATATATACAAAGATACATGGAAGAATTTTGGCTACAATCGTACTTTATCATTCATACAAGGATTGGAAACAGCGAAAAAATTAGGCCACTCTCGAGACTTGGTATGGTTTTTAATATTAGATGCTGATCAAGTATTGAAATCTTGCCCATTAATTGATAAAAGCGCCGCTCTCGATAAAGATGTGCCTGCATATTTACTAGAAATGAAGACAGGAAATTTATCATATAATAACATTAGATTATTGAACGCCAAGAATGATTGGATTTGCGAAAAAAGAGTACACGAAGTTTGGCGTTCTGTTGATCCCACTTTACTTGGAAAGGAAGCCAAATTTCCATATGCTTACATCGATGACATTGATGATGGAGGGAATAAATCTAGTAAATATCAACGAGAATTAGAATTATTATTAGAAGAAATTGACGAGAATCCTAATGATCCTAGGAACTATTTTTATTTAGGTCAAACTTATAGATTTTGTTCTACTTTGCCTATGCAAAGACTTCCGAAAGCTATTATTGCTTATAAAAAATGCATCTCCAGAGCGTGGTGGGATGAAGAAAAATGGTACAGTATGTACGCGATAGGAATATGTTATCAACAATTGAATAGATGGAGCAGGGCTTTGAAATGGTACATGAAGGCCTATCAAAACAGACCAATAAGAGCTGAACCACTACATAAAATAGCAAATTATTACAGGACTAAAAACGAATACCATAATGGTATGATTTATGCCATTATAGGCATGGGTATTAGAAAACCGAATGATGTTCTATTTGTGGAAACTGATGTTTATGAATTTCGATTTCAGCTTGAAATAAGCATAATGGCATACTATGTGGGCCGACCTAAATTAGGACTAGAAATGTGTGAGAAAATAGCACATAAAGATCTGTTTGTAATTGATTGGGATATCAGAGTAAATGCTAGAACAAATTTACAATTTTATGTGGCTTCTCTTCTAGATATGATGCAAGAAAAAGAATATGACATGATAAATGTAGTAGATGTAATTGGTGAGAAAATTCTAAACAAGATGGATATCAAAATAAACAAAAATAAGAATTATGTACCAATGAATCCTAGTATAGTTTGGTGCGAAAAAGAAGAATGTTATATAATGAACTTACGTTTCGTGAATTATGATATTGTGGATGGAAGATATGTCATTCATCACAAAGATAAAATAGTCAGAACTAAGAATTTTCTTATTTTCTTTGCGAATAAATGGGAATTTGTAAAAGCTATCGAATTAGTATTACCTGCGCACTTACATCCTAATAAGCGTCATAATAGTTCTCGTGGTCTAGAAGATTGTAGATTGTTTATAGTAGATGATACTTTGTGGTTCAATTGCGTAAGTTGGGAATATCATGAAATAGACGGCCCGCAAATGTGTTTATGTAGCATTAGTTTGGAAAAAATATTCCCGAAAATAGAGAAGATAAACAAGAAAATTTTTGTAAAACAAATAGATACCATCCACCCAATAATGTCTCCAAAGAGCAATCAATGTGAGAAAAATTGGCTCCCTTTTATAGATGATACAGTCAATTTTATATATGATTCTGGTCCCAATACAACTATCTTGAGCTTACCTGAACTCGATGAACCATTAACTTTAGTTAACCCTCTCATAAAAAGTTGCGAACTCCCTAAATGCAATCTCATTGATTTTCGCGGTTCCGCTAGTCCTGTTTGGGTACCAATTAAGGGATGTTGGTTGTATGTAGTGCATGAAGTATTACCTGTTAATGGACCTCGTAAATATGTTCATAGATTTGTTACGATGAACAAAAATTACGAAATCACAGGATTTACTAAGCCATTTTATTTTACCAAATTGGAAATAGAATATGTTTGCGGCATGGTGATAAGAGATAAAACAATTGTTTTAACATTAGGAAGAATGGATAGGGAAGCTTATATATTGTCTTTATCGTTACATAAAATATTATCTCTTGTAGATTATACTATTTAATATATTCTTTACCAATATATTCTTTATCAATATATTGATAAAGGAAAAATGAACGATATTTTTACTATTGATCAGTTGCACCCGATTTGGGAAAAATCTATGAAACACGTGGTCAAAGATAGATTAAGATATTCTTATTTGTATGAATTGATAGAGGATTACATCTCCCAACACATTTCCGAAAAAAGATTAATATTAGGAGGCACGACGGGTATCGATATGTTATTGGGTAAGGACCGAAGCATAGAAGATTATTCATACGAGTTATACACCGAAGACTCTTTTTATCATGCAAACGAATTAGTAAATAACATTGCGAAATCCATATCAGAAAACGACACAGATTCTATACCTCCAAAAATAACCATGCTTAGAACAGCGATACCATATCATAAATATAATTTAGTTGCGGACAATAGAATACTAGTCGTTATTTATGATTTAGGAAAAAATAAAGGAGCATCGACAATAGATATCATCGATCCCGTTGAAGCCGAAACTTTCGATAAAAAACGCAAGTTATTGGTATTACCACCTGAGATGCATTTGATAGATACATATCGCACTCTTTACTCTCCCAATAAAGCTGGTGATTGGGAATCAGCACTACATGATGAAAACAAATTATTCAAATTGATGCAGAGTCAAGAGCGGACAAATTTGAATATCAAGGGAGGCGAAGTTAACTTGAGTTCTAAAGATATTCGCCAAAAAGTACAGATGACTATTATTAAGAAATTTGTGGTCAATAATCCCAATTGCGTTTTAATAGGGGAACATGCGTTTTACACAGAAGATTTACAGTCTGAGGGCACCGGAATAAAATCTTTCGTAGTACAAGTTATATCAAGTAATAGTCCGGAAGACGATTTCAAAGAAATTGGCAAAATATTGACCGCCGAGCTTGGAGTAATACCAATTTCTAAGCATAGTCGAATCATACATATCATGCAAGATTTTAGATTATTTCGTACAGCCATAAAATTAGGCGATGAGAAGAGTGGAGAATCTAAGGAGGCGATATACATATACAATTCTGCTAAATATGATCTGATACCATTCAATAGATTTTTGTACAAGGAAAAATCTAAAGTAGATTTTATACAAATAGGTAATCCTTTTGTGTTGATGCGTTTCTTATTGATAGATTTTTGGATTATAAGATGGATATTCGCATCGGGTGGAATTAACGAAAATTACAGTCAACTTCGTTTGAATGCTATTAAAGAAAAAATATTGCTATTGCGATCGAAACTATCGGAAAGTAAAGATATAACTACTATTAGTGATAACTGTATTCTGGGAGATTCAAGTATGCGTATATTTCAGGAAAACACTGAAGATTATTTGGGATATTACGAAAACGAAGAAATTTCTCAAAAAGAAAAAGCCAAAGATGTAACGAAGAAATATTATGACTATTATCCCCAAGAATACTTCAATAGAAATAGTGAATATAGATCGATTAGTAACTAATTATCAAAAAAATAAATAGCATAATATAACTAATGCGTTTTTTTAATCACTTTGAGTGTCGTTCTCTTGCTTAGCAGGAGTTTTATTTGCTTTCTCAAAATCAGCCTTACGGCTGATATGTTCCTGCCTAATTTTCTCGGCTAACTTTGTACTCTTTACGAAGTTATTCCAAAGGAATAAAATTTCCGCATTCTTTCTAGCATCACCTTCCTTAGCTTTCGCCTCTTCATCATTTTCCATATGATCGCGTAACTTATCCATGTTTTCTTTTGTGAAGAATAAAGCAATAATTTCATCGGGAGTACTTTTATAAGATTCCTTAAACCATTGTAATGAGTTAGTAGGGAACTTCTTCTTAGAACCTGGAGCATCTCCTCCAGATTTATTCTCTTTCTTATTTCCTCCGGATCTAGGAGCACTAACTTCACGTTCCATCTTTTTTAAGAGTTCTACCTTCCATAAAGCATCTTCGTCTGCAAACTTTCTAAAATCCTCGGATAGTTTTTCGAGCTTAGCTGCAATTGCGGACGAATTAGCTCCGGGTCGTGGTTGGCCTTCCATTGTTAATATAAATAGTTACACTAACTTTCAAATGCTAAATTGATAATGAAAATTATAGATTTCAATTTTCTAATTTCAAATTTCTTTGTATATAAACAGAACTCACAAAATTGATTCTGATTCGGGAAAAAAAATAGAAGATGCTTATTGGAATTTGTGGCAGAGAAGGAGCGGGTAAAACAACTATTGCTAATTATTTATCTTACGGAGATCCCGATTATTCTTCGCATATAGAATACGAATATATAACAAGTGTGGAAGAGTACGTGGTAAATTATATATATGGATATTTCGATGGGATTGCTAAACGGCAATTACTAAGTCTTCTCAAGTATTTTATAGACGAAGAATTTGAATATCCTGAATCAGCTCTCGTACCAACTACGTCGACTTCAGGAGGTAAATGGATGCAATATTCTTTCGCTGAACCACTTAAAATAGTGGCTTCTATAATATTTGATATAAACTATGAAATATTACTCGGCTATACTGAAGAATCTAGGAAACTCAGGGAGACGATTTCCACGAAGAATTATTCAGTCTGCGGTAAGATGAATGGTAGGAAATGTTTAGAATATCTTGGAACAGATGTCTTGAGAAATCATTTAGATCCTTTGATTTGGGTTAATATATTCAGAAGAAACATATTGAGTTATCTAAAAAATGGAACCAATATAGTCATATCTGACATTAGATTCCAAAACGAATCAGATGTTGTATTGGCATTAGGAGGTAGTATCTGGGTAGTTTGTAAGAATCAAAATGACTTGATATTAACAGAAGAAGATCGCAAGACACACCCTGCGAAATGGCAATTCTTAACATTTATTCCAGACATACCTGAAAGAAAAACAATAGAAAATAATGGTACAAAAAAAGATTTAATAGTTAAAGTGGAATTGATTCTGTCTAGTTAAGCTGCATGGCTTTGGTATAAAAGATCCCCCAATAAATAATCGTCCACTGTCATACCTAATTGATTTTTTGTCTTATCTGATAACTTGTCATACATAGATTGGTGAAATGATCTATCATATGTTGGATTATATCCAGGGTTCAAATTTTCCGTCTTAACTGCAACTGGTTTTGTAATCACTAAAACTTTTGAACTTTCCGCACTGCTATAGCTCATATATATTAATACGAGCAATACTAATATCACGATTGCAAAGATCGTCCTCATTTTTTCCAAGTATTATATAATAGATAAAATATGTTTTTGAACGCATTAATAAATTTAATTTAATTTTATTATTTTATTTTGAGTATACTATAATAGTAACAACAAGATGTCTTCTGTTTCAGGTGGTAGAGTAGGTCATAAACACGCTTCGGCGAGTTTGTCTCAAAAAACAGTTCCCGAACTTCGTAAAATGGCTAGTAAGGCTCATGTAAAACAAACAAGGTCTGATGGCACACATAAAAATAAAGCTCAATTAGTTGCATCGCTGAATCGTGCTAAACATGGTCATCATGGAGGCGCCTCTGGAGGTGCTTCTGGCGGAGCCGCTAAACGCAAGGTCAAGCATAAGCATTAAAAAAAATAAGTTAAGCATGTCATAATTATAATTCTTATTTTTTTTCTATATTATGAATCTCGTAGCAATCGGCGCACATGGGTTGATAAATTTGCGAACCTCCTATCAAAATCGTGCTTTTTCGTTC